ACCCAATTGTCTGCAAGCATTGGGAAAGCATTGCAAGTCATAGAATCGTTCTGTCTATGGCTTTCGCTTCAGTTGGACCAACCTACCCGGTTGGACGGTTCGAAGATCCCTCTTTTGAGTTTCGAGCGATTACTCTATCGCTGGACTCTAGGGTTGACGAGCCTTTACATCCGCAACCGAGCCGAGGACTGGCTCAAGTTGAAGATGGCTACCCTCGACGCCCTGTCCAAGGGCCAAGAGGAGCTTCCAGCTGAAAAGCCCTGTTTCAAGACGCACTCCATTCGATCCCGACGGTTCCTTCCCGGGCATGATGGTTTGGTCATTGGGCAATGGATAACCGCCAATTTGGCACGCGGTCAGTCCTTTGTCTTTTGGATGAAACGGGGAGCACCTCAAGTTAGTGATGCTCAAGTGGCGGCACAGGAGGAATCTTCTTTTAAGATTCTTAGTACCCCTCAAGAGAGATTTGACGTACGGATTGGTGGCGGCGCACTCGGCCACAATCATGTTGACGTCACTCTTGACCGCCTGGCCCAAGAAGTTAAGCGCACTGTGCGCGAGACTTTCAAGGGTTTGGAGTGGAAGAACGATCAACCTTTCCATCTCCCATCACAGAACGCTCACATCTGGATGACGAGGAATAAGGGTGGCGCTCGCGCCTTAATTGCCAGTCGGCAACCCAACTCCCTCGCTGTCTTGGACGCCCTCCTTGTGTCGGCGAATTTCACTGCCTCCCCCCCTCCGGAATCTCACATTGTCCAAGTACACGATGGTTCCTGGATGGAGACTGGGGAGTCTTATGAGGCTCGCCTTCGCTGGATCGCAGCCGGCCCCCCGACCACTCTACGTAGTGTGATCCAGGTGGCCTGTCAGGAGAACCATGATTGCCGTCCGACCCTTTGTCGGCTGGGAGTCGTGCCTCCGATGGAGAGCATATCGAATACCAACGATTCGATGCACTTCTATGACGAGTTTGTTATGAATGTTTCCCTCCGGGACATACTCAAGAACACCGTCACACCCGGACCTCTGCTTCCTGCAAAGATCATTGGGTTGAGGGAACCTTTAAAGGTCCGGACCATCACCGCTGGTCCGGAGGAGGCGTACTATGTTGCCTCCTTCGTTCAGAAGTTTTTGCATGGCCATCTCCGGAAGAATGATACGTTCCGTTTAATCGGAAAACAACTCGATCTCAGTGACGTCGAGCGTACCTTTGCCAAACCTTTGGCACCAGGACAGTTCCTGGTCTCCGGTGATTACAAGTCTGCGACTGACCTGATTTCCGCGGCTCTTTCCGAAGCATGCGCGCGTGAGATCGGGCTGGTCACGGGGATGCCCTTCGAGGTGGTGGAAATGTTCGTTGATTGTTTAGTACATCACGAGATCCGCCTCGGGAAGCAAGCTGCTCCCCAGCAGAACGGACAGTTGATGGGATCTCCTGTGTCCTTTCCCATTCTCTGTCTGATCAACGCTGCGTTGACACGATTCTCACTCGAACTTCGAGGAGGATTGTGCCGTCCACTACGGCTGGGCAGTTTTCCACTGCTCATCAACGGCGATGACGTCGGGTTTGTGACCGACGAAGAGGGTTATAACATTTGGAAACTAGTGACCCGCGCGGGCGGCCTCCAGTTTTCCGTCGGAAAGAATTTTACTTCCCGGAAGTTCCTTGTTATTAACTCCTGCATGTTCCAGGTGGGACCTGTCGTACCGGTTCGTCCGATGCGACCCTCCTACCCCCGTGTGTGCTACAACGATTGTCATCGTCTGGCCCCCACTGGGTTGTCTTCATGCAGTTTCGGTGCCTCTGCGAAGTCAGCGAATCCTTGGAACCAGCCCTGTCATGGTGGCTGTCCATTCGCTGGACGTACCCCGGATGAGAAGCGTCTCCCGGAAGCTACGGAAGGTCGACAGACCTTCTTCGTGAGTCCTTATCAGAATCCTGACTACCTCGGTCCCCGTGGACGGTGGTTTGCTGATGAGGGAGGTGACACAAAATCTCTCCAGAAAGCTTGGGCAACCATGCCCGGCTTCCAACGCCTGAAGATCCACTCGATTGGGGATCTTTTTGAACCAGAAGGATACGCTGTTCTCCCTGGTCTTCAGAAGGCATGGTTGGGTTCTGAGAGGGGCCCACGGCGACACCAGCTGAACCTTGTGTTCCTCAACAGCTGGCGCCCTGTCCTTGATCTCTCGACCTTTGCGGTTAAGTCGAAGAGGGGTCAGGACATGGGACACCATACCCGGGTTACACCGGATTGGTTTTTGCCCGTGGAATTGGGTGGTTTGGGTTTGGAGAATACCGACCGTGTGGGCAGCTTCGGCTGGAAGCCCTCCGGTTGGTCGCGCCAACTGGCGTTTTATCTCCTTCATCGGCCTTGGCTCGCGCCGATGACCCTACCTGGCCTAAAGTTCACTACGGAAGTCGACGTACGTGTCGTAGAACGGCTTGCTGCGTTTAAGCCTAAGTACGTTAAGGACGGCTACCGACCCTCATCCACGGAAGTGGATGATGGTGTTCTCCTTGCCCGCGTGCAGAGAGAAGAGTGGATTAAGACCTTCCAAGTAGAACTCCAGATGTTCGATTTGGGGAGCCTCGCCGAACCTGGCGAACTGGGCTTCTCACTTCGTCTTGGAGACCGCACCTGTGTTGACAAACAGGTTCTACTTAAGGAGGCACTCACGACTTACCGTGTTTCGCGCGAGAAGCTTTATCGCCCGACAACGGTTCGCCTTGAGGATGGCTCAGAGGAAGTAAGGATGCCCCAGTGGCAGTCCGGTCCCAAACTGAGCCCGAAGGAGCTTGCAGCCTTCAAACCCCGTCAGCGTCTGTACGATTTGTCACCGGTTAAGAACCCGATCGTGCAGCTTGGCGGAGAGCGACCCTTTGCACCCCAGGTGCAGATGGCGTCGCGGAAAGCAGGGTGGATGCGTACAGTTGTCCCTCCGGAAGAAACCCTCATCGAACGACATTTCTTCGATGACGCGGGTATTCCTGGAGTGGAAAAGAAACTCACGCAGACGTCACCCGGCGAGTACACACTTCCAGTGTTTGCTCCTGGTGCAATAGAAATGTTGCACCGGTTTCCGGGCCCGCATGGTTTGCGGCGCTCTTCCTAGAAATACTAGGGTAAGTAGGAGTACTAGGACTCCGAATTTGCCAGTTCCCATGGCCAGGTCATCAATGTGTGTCGCATGTAAGCGGCGTGAAACGATTCCCGTTGCGCACATTGGTCCATCAAGAGAGCCCCCTGGGGCCTCCTCTCTATCTGGAGCGAGTATATTCAATACCGGCAGATTGCATCCCAGCTTGTCTGGTTCCATGCAACTGTGTCTGTGTAGTAAGTCTCGCCTAGGATTGGGAGGTCGCTCAAAGCGTATCCTCTTCGGTGGATCATAAGATCACCAGGCCATGTCGGATTGACATACCC